CTATATAAGCGATAAAATAAGAAAATTAGCCATTAAAATAACACTCGTAAAACCATGATCTATGCAAAATAACTCCAACACCTTAAAAATAGCTGGGTGTACAGTTGGATGTACAGTTGGATAGACAAAGTGTAGTGTTTTAAATATTGAATAAGAGTACATAATAACAATATTATGTGTTAAAAGTAATAAATATTAAAAACTCAGAACACTTAAAAACATTAGTTTGTAATACTTATGAAATCTTAATATCCTTAAAATAAACTACTTAATGTGGTTTTAAGTAATATTATAAGTATCTTTTTTACACACAGCTATTCTAATCGAATTACACCTACAACTAATGATATGGCATAAATTTTATCTAATGGCATATCAAAAGGATCATAACTTGGATTGTCACTAACAATTTTGATGCAATTATCTGTATCACTTTTTTTGATACGTTTTATTAATGCACCTTGTTCTGTGTCTAATACATAAACCTTATTCCATTGAAAAAACAAATCCTTTATAGATAATTTTTTACAAGCAACCAAGTCACCACTATTATATTTAGGATACATGCTACTACCTTTAACACGTATCATAAAATCTACATTTAGTTCCGTAAACTCAGGTACTATATATTTTTCTGTATCATATTGCATTACTTGTAGAGAGCCTTCTCCGAAACCTGCCATTGCGTCTATTGTTATTAATGGTATACCAAAATGACTGATAGCATATTCTTCATCAGCATTTTTTATAACACTTGGTTTATTAGGAAAACTGAATTTTTCACTCATTTTTCCTTTACCTTGTATTAACCAATCTAAGCTAATCCAATCAAAAACATTTACAGTTTTCTGTATTGGTTTTATACCAACATTAGATCTTCCTTTTAATATTTCGTTCATTAATGATGTGCTAATTTCGATTTTTTTAGCAAAATCCGATGCATTTGATACTTTTCCTACTTCCAACAGGTAATTGTAAACCTCTATAAATCTTATAGTTATATCTTTCATAATAATTTTTATACAGAAAACTGTAATTTTTATTTTTAAAATACAGAATACTGTATATATTTGTAACAACGTTAAGACAAAAATATATATAAATATGGAAAATGTTATAACATTAGAACAATTAAAATCAAAAATAAGAATTGGAGATTATGATTTGGTTGCTGAAATGATTAATGCAAAATCTCGTGATGCAGTAAAACAGAAGCTAAGACGAGGAAATGAACAAGCATTAGAAGCTTTAAAAACTTTGATTGAAAAAAGAGAAGAAATAATCCAAGATTTTAAAAAATAGAATTATGAAAACAAAAACAATTTATCATTTAAACCACGATTGTGATAAGATCGTAAAAATAGAAATAAGACAAAAAATTAAGAAAAAGAAAAAACGCCCTGTAGTTGTGAACTTAGAGCGTTTGGTAGGAAATCTAAATGTAGTTATTGATTCAAAGCCCTCTTTAGATAATCCTTATGAACCTGTAGTTGCTCCATTAAATCCCCGATTTGAGAAACTTCATGATCTAATTCGTGAGACTCTTCTGAAAGCTGTACAGCAGGCAAAATCTGAATAAACTTTTCCAGAACTTCAAAATAGTGGTCAGGATCAATAATCTTTTTCTGAAGCAAAAGTATTTCTAACACATATAAGCGGTTAGATAACATTAATAAATCATTCATAATTAAATTTTTAAGTGAGATTTCAAATTTAATGAATTATCCCGACAGGAAGGCACTCACGTTCGAGCCGTGAGCGGGAACAAAATATAAAATTACGCTATGCCTTATTTATGGACGAATAACAAGGTAGCGGTTGAAAAAGAGGATTTAGTTCCTCGCTTCTGGAATAGTCTTAATTCTTTATTACGAGAATTAGACCGCTACAAGGATAAGCCTTACGGTATAAAGCGATTGCAACTCGGAGGAAATGGACGGAAAATGCTCGTTGACTTCGATACGCTGAAAGACGAAATACAAGAGGCTTTGGGTGATCCTCGTAAAGTGGATAACCCTTTAGAAATGTTCTTTGAATGGGATGCTGATGCACCCATCTATTATGCAAAGTTTAAACGTGCTGGTTCTTCACTCAGTTCTGAGGAACAGGATCGCTATGTTTTGAATGCTTCAGTAATGAAAGCGGTGATCAAATTGGAACAGGCTCGAATTTCTGAACGTGTGAAACTGAAAGGTTCTACACGTGGAATTTACGACACACTGATTAAAGATATGATTGACTTTCAGCATTATTTAAAGCTGAATTACGAAACAACACATACGCTTCCTACATCGATACGATTTAAGGATTTGTTTAAAGCCTGTAAAGAGGACTTATACTATCCATTGATAAAGGATCCTGAAGGAAAGAGTACACAGAATGCAAGAAAAGTAAGTGCAAGAATTGAAATGGTTTTGAATGCTTTGTTTAAAAACCAAAAACACAAGCCTACACCTACTGAAGTTGCAAGAAATTATGAGGCGTTCATTAACGGTTATGCTGAGATATACGATTCGAATACAGGTGAAATCTTTGATCCGAAAGAATTTGAAAAATTATCCAGTTCAACAATTGTAAGCTATATCAACAAATGGGAGAATGCAATTGCAACACAAAGGAGCCGTGCTGGAGATCGTCAAAAGTACATTTCCAAATTTGCTCCTGCTGCTGAAATGGATTTACCAGTTTTCTCAGGTTCGTTGATGTCAATTGATGATAGACAGCCACCATTTTGGTATGAAAAGGGAAAACGAATGTGGTTTTATCTTGGTTTGGATGTCGCTTCGCAAGCATTTACGACAGTTGTTTGGGGCAAATCGAAAGAAGGATTGATCGTTGAGTTTTACCGTGAAATGGTAAGAAATTACGTCGCATGGGGTTTACCTCTTCCCTACGAATTAGAGTGTGAGAGTTCATTGAATAGTAGTTATCGTGATACGTTGCTAAAACCAGGGCATATGTTCCAGAATGTAAGAATCGAAGCAAATAATGCACGAGGAAAATACATTGAAAGAATGTTTGGTAAGGTTAGATACGGTGAAGAAAAGAAAGCCATCGGATGGATTGCACGTCCAACTGCAAAAAAAGAATCAAACCAAAAGAGTACTGAAGACAAAATAATTATTCCGTATAAACAATTAGTTGATGATCGTTTGGCAGAGATAGAAAATTGGAACAATAGTCCACATCCCAATGATTCGAGTTTATCTCGATGGGATTATTTCGAGCAAAACCAATCTAAAGACCTTAAACCGATTAACTGGCATGGAATACTACCATATATCGGTCATTACACTAAAACGTCGTGTAGCGTTGCTAAAATCAATCTGCAAGGACGTAAACGTGCGATTGCTGAAGATGGAAAAATACTAACTGGAGAATCACTTATCGAAAAGATGAGAATGATTGAAGGAAAAGATTTAGAAGTGTATTGGTTGGATGATAAAGAAGGTAATGTAATGAAAGCATACGCTTATTACAATGACAAATTTGTTTGCGAAATCATGGAAATGCCACGCTTTAATCGTGCAAAAGCTGAACAAACAGATGCGTGTAAAGAAGCAATGTCTTTACAAAGTGCATATGCAATGACTGTTGAAATGTACACACGTGAGAAACTGAAAGGAATTGAGGATATCAATATTATCGATAGAACGCCTACACGTGTAAATAACAATTTCTCTTTTAACCGCAAACGAAAATTTGAAGTGAAAGAAATTGAAGAACCTGAGATTTTTGAAGATGATCTCGAAGAGGTTGAAAATGATTTAATGTTTAATCAAAGCAATCAATCCAATATAAAAAGTTGGCGAAGTGCTTTTCAATAAAAGAAATTATGGAATCTAAAATCCCACAACAATTTAAAAATAATGTAATCGAAGCTATAAAAGCTGATCGTGCAAACTACGGTGGTTCTACTGCTGCATATTCTAAAACAATAGGCTTGAATGAAGGTATTTTGAGTAATATTCTCAACAACAAAGATTTAGAAGGTAAAATAAGTGATTCTAATTACTTAAGAATTGGTCGTCAATTAGGGGTTAATCGTTCTCAGCACAACTGGAAAGTTACTCGCACTTCTGTTTATAATGAAATTGAAGATAACCTAAATTTCTGTAAAGAAAACAGCACTTCAATGATTTTAGTTGATGATTGTGGAATTGGTAAAACTTTTTGTGCTACACATATCGTAAGTAGAATGAAAAATGCATTCTATATCGATTGTTCTCAAACAAAAACAAAGTTTGCTTTTATCAAAGCATTAGCTAAAACAATCGGATTAGAAGGCCACGGAAAGTTCTCAGAAATCTTGGAAGATATAAAGTACTATATCACTGTTTTGGATAAACCTCTGATTGTTTTAGACGAAGCAGGTGATTTGGAATATCACGCATTTTTAGAAATTAAATCTATACATAATGCAACAGTTGGTGCTTGCGGTTGGTATATGATGGGAGCGCAAGGTTTACAACGCAAAATAAAGCGTGGTATGGAAAACGATAAAATCGGTTATGCTGAAATTTTCTCACGCTTTTCGGATGAATTTGTAACATTAGTTCCAACAGGAAAAGAAGCTCGCGAAGAATTTTATACAGACTTAATTGGAACTGTTGCTACTGCTCAAATTAATAATAAAGCGCAAGTGAATAAGCTAATAAAACAATGTATTGACAAAAAGGCTACTCTGCGAAAATTGAAAACATTAATTGAAATAGTACGAGAATAAATGGCAAGAGGATTATCACCAAAACAACTCTACGAAAAGAAGTTTAAAACCTTTGAATTTGATGGTATATGGGCTGATATTCTTGGCGAACCTGAACGAGGTGGTTATTGGTTGATTTATGGCTTAGAAAAGAACGGAAAATCAACTTTAGCCTTATCATTAGCCAAATACCTGTCCACCTTAGAAAAAGTCGCTTACATAAGTGCGGAAGAGGGAACGGATAAATCATTCCAAGAACGCTGTAAGCGAATTGGAATAAGTAAGGATCACAAATTTATGAGTTACCCATACGATCTGTTCGAAGAATATTTAGAGCAATTCAAAGGAAGACAATTTCCAAAAGTAGTTTTCATTGATAATTTAACAGCTTATGATGGCGAAGTAGATAAGAAAATGATTTTGCAGTTAACAAGAGATTATCCCAAAATCACTTTCATCATCTTGGCACACGAGGAACGAAAAGAACCTGTAGGAGCTGTAGGACGATTAGTAAAGAAATTATCAAAACGTATTTTTCATGTAGTAGGACTTAAAGCGATTGTAACCAATCGAGATGGTTTAGGAGGCGAATATCTCATCGATGATAAAAAAGGACTACTCTATCACGGAACAAGCAACTAAAAATAACAACACTATGAATTACGAGGTTATAAAAATTGAATTATTAGCAGCTTTCCAATTCACAAGTTTTGAATGGAAAAACCAAACAAGGTATTTGTTTAATCGTTGGTCGACAATAATTGCTTCAGAACATTATTTATTGTTAGAAGATGTCACCAAGTCTGATATGATCTACAATTGGTATTTAGAACAGTTCAGAAAAGTAGAAATGAAGTTTTATCAAACCTTCAGATTTGAAATCAAAAGAATTAATGCTCCTGATGAATTGTATGAAGCATTTGAAGGAATGATCATCGAAATCGAAAATATTTTCCCACAAACATTAATCAACACTTTAAAATATGGACAAACAGTACCTAAATAAACAGCAGCTTGAGAATAGAATCAAAAAATTGAATGATTGGCTTATTCAAAATCCAAATGATCCAATGGCAGGAACAGCGAAAAATGAAGTTTTTTATTACATCGATCTTTTGTCTGAATTAGAAGAGTCTATTTATCCAACCATTTTAAATGAGTGCCCATTCCAAATTTATCAACAAATAGGTGTTTTACTATGACAGATATAAAATTTACAAACGAGCAACTTCTTTTGGTTCTTAATTACGATACAAATTCGAAAGAAGTCTTAACGCTCACGGAACGATGTGAAATTCATAAAGCGATACACAGAGGTGCAGATTTAGAACGATCTACCCGAACCAAAATAAAAGCTTTGATCCTAAAAATTAAAGTGAATAATTACAAACCGAAATTTTTCAACTGGGTTGAAAACATTGACAAAGGCGGTTTTGTCCTTCAACAAAGCAATTTAAAACAAACGTGGAATTACTTAAAATAACAAATATGACAACAATAGACATCGAGAAATTATCTCCAGCAGATTTAGAAAAATTACAATCTCAAATCAAAGAAAAGGAAAAAGCTGAGAAGGCAAAAAAGCAACAAGACAAAGATTTGCTGAAAAAGTTAGAGAATGATGTGGTTCTATCAGAAGTGCCTTTTTTCATCGATAAACGTGATGATGTGGAGGAACGTTTACTTAATCTTTTTAAACACATAGAACCAGCGATCGAATTAAGAGCTGAAGTGTACGGAAATAAAAAGCGTGAGCAAGATTCGCACACCTTTACACTTGACGATGGTTCTGCGTCGATAAAAGTTGGTTGGAACGTAAAACCAACATTCAACGGAACAGAAGGCGAAGGAATTGTCAAGATCAGAGAATATATGTCGAGCCTTGCTGGAGAAACTGAAAACGAAAAAATTTTAATGGAGTTCTTGGAAATCGCTCTTAAAACTGATGCGAATGGAAACTATGATCCACGAAAAGTTAGAGAATTAAACAAAATGCGTGATCGTGCTAACAGCGAATTGTTCTCTGAAGGAATGGACATCATTGACAAGGCTTTGATTGATATTAGAACTTCACGTTTTGCTCGAGGTTACAAAATGGTTGATTTCGGTGAAGGAAATATTAGACGTGTCAACTTTAATTTTTCAATTGATTAATGATATTAATGTTAGAAGCAATAGCAATCATGGTTGGAACATGGTTGCTATGTATCACAGGTTTGTTTGCCTGTTTATATTTTAAAAGAACTAAAAATCACGATTAAAAATGCCATACCAAATCACACAACTATCAGACAAAGGATATTTAGTAAACGGCAAAGCTGTTTATCAATCTGAATCAGGAAAATGGATTCCTGAAGTGAAATTCGAATGGTTTGAAATTACATTGTTTAAAGAACATTTAAAAGCTATTCAAAAAGGAGTTAAAGTCAAATTTCAAAATATTGAATAATGACAACAATAAATCCCAAACAAATACAAATCCTCCAATCGATTTGTAGTGGAAAATTCTCCAGCCGTGATGAACGGTTGGAGTTCTTTTCCGAGTTTCTTTTTAGAGAGGTAAAATCTACAAAAGACCTTTCAAGAAACGAAGCTGACGACGTAATAACTTACTTAACGACTGGTAGAGTTGCAGATTACACTTCTTATGCGCTCTTTGACAAAAACAATCCTCGACACATGAAAATATTATCCTTAGCTCGTGAGCTTGATTGGATAGATGAGCAAACAGGATTTGCAAGTTTAGAACGCTTAGGCGGTTGGTTTAGATCAGCAAGATGTCCAGTACAGGATAAGAAATTAAAGGATATGAATTATGAGGATATCTCCAAAGTAATTAAAGCACTTGAAAATATGGTTAAATCTAAATGGAAATAGGATGATATTAAGTTTTAAAACAAAAATAAACGGGAAACCTACATTTTTTGTAGAAAGAATCCACAAAGGTTTACAAGCTATTTTTAATATTGAATTAGATGGATATTATCCTAATGAATATTTACCCATGATTAAAAATGTTTGTGTACCAAAAATACATACAATCCGTAAAGATGAAAATGATCGTTGGGAAAAAGGAAAACAGATAGATTTTTTTATTAACGCTCGAACTAAAAATATGTTTCGGTTTTCACCTCCAGTTCATGTAATATCAACACAAGAAATTTTTATGACAAGAAGAGGATCTATGTTAGAAATTACTATTGCAGAAATAGGTTCTTATATAGGAGGGGATGATTTTTATTTGGACGCTATGCAACAAGGAGAATTATCTATGAATGATGGTTTTGATAATTATAATGATTTCCGTGATTATTTCATAGAATTAATAGAGGAAAACGGAAAAAAAACAGGGAATTATTGGTTTAAAGGTAAAATAATTCATTGGACAAATTATCATTATTATGCAAAAAATAAACTTTGAACTAAAAAATGATGAGTTGAATATCATTAATCAAATCATCGAGAATAGGATCAATCAGCAAAGCCTTCCAACGCCTGAAACTAAATTGGTAGAATCTATTTTGTACGAAACTGCCGATAAATTACTTAAAAAGTTTATCACAGAACGAATGAATGTAAAAGCTTTCAAGATCAATCTAAAATATCATCAGGCTTATGCTTTGCACTTTGTTTTGAGAGATTTTCAGAAAGTTGAAAGTGATAGTCCATATATCAATATGGCAGTATCTAAGGTCGCAAACCAAATACACGAGCAATTATGATAACAAATCAATTTTTAATAGGAATTTTAGCAGGAATAGCAATAGCTTATTTCGTAGAAAAGCTGAGAGGCTTGATAAAAGAATTATTTATTTACCGTGAAATAATGAGAAAAGATGAAGGGGAAAAAATACATCATAACAAGTGATCACTTTACAGGTGAAGTGATTTATGAATACAATCTTAATGGTTGGTTAATTCTCTTTCAACATAACATTTCTAACACGATTGTAGGAATTGTAAAGTTCTTTTATACCAATATACCTTACACATTGGATAAGATGGAAGAATGGAAACAAAAAGCCAAAGACTTTAAAGTCGAAGAGATACCAGCTGATTTGAGTTTTGACCGATTTTGGGAAGAATACGGAAAACATGGAACAAAATCCGTTGCAAAAAAGAAGTACGAAAAGCTAAAACCATTAGAACAATTGGCGGCTTTGTTACATCTGCCAAAAGAACGTGATAAAAAGAAAAAAGACGGGACTGCAATGCCTTACGCCGAAACATATTTAAATCAGAAGAGATGGGAGTAATGGAAAAGGTTTTATATGAAAATGGTGGCGGTATGGGATTGATTCTGACAAATGAAAATGAATCAGATTTTATAAATGAAGTTTCATTAAAATTACACGGTATTGAACTAAAACCAAATGATTTTTTTGATTTAGACGGATTATTTAATCATCCAATTAGATACGCTGGCGTGCTAAAAGATGAAAAAAATGTAATGTGTTTTCATGCTGGAGATGATGAAAATCTTTTTGAAATTAATAGTTATTACTATTGTTTTTATTGGATTTCCGAACATCGAATAGCTAATAAATATAAAGAAGGAACTGCAAGGGATTTGAATTGGATTAATAATAAATGGAAATAATGAACCACGTAATGATAGATATAGAAACATTGGCAACATCAAATGATGCTGCCTTAGTTTCAATTGCCGCTGTAAGATTTGATTTAGAAACTGGTATAGTTGGTGATTCGGTTTATTTTAAAATAGACAAACAAAGCTGTATAGATTACGGTTTACGAGTAGATGCCGACACAGTTGATTGGTGGATGAAACAAGATAAAGAAGCACAAGAACAATTCTTAACAACTGAGGATCGTGTGGAACTACACCAGGCCTTACAAGATTTCTTTGTTTTCTTTGAATTTGAAACCGATTTTGTTTGGGCAAATGGAATCAACTTCGATTGTGAAATTTTACGAAACGCCTACAAAGCCATTGATTTCCCATTGCCTTGGAATCATTTTAATGAGCGTGATGTTAGAACCTTAGTTCACTTCGCGCCTGACATCAAAAAATCTGAGCCATTCGTTGGCACAAAACATCATCCAATTTCAGACTGTATGCACCAAATAAAGTATTGTTGTAAGATTTATAAGAAATTGAAGTTTGATTAAAATAATTTTGTACTTTTGAAGTGCTAAAACAAATCGTAGAGAAATCTACAAATATCATTTTAAGATAAGAAAGCCCAACAAAGGTGTCCTCTAAGAAATGCGAGGAAATCCAATCCTACGATTGTTTTAGCACACCTGACTGTTGGGTTTTCGCATTTAAAAATTTCGATTATGCTAAAAGAAATGAAAATGCAAGTAACCGCAGAATTAGCGGTAAATGTTCTACCAAATCAAGAACATGAATTTTTAATGACAACCAAAGAGGTTGCTCATGGTTATGGAACTTCAAAGTACGCTGTTTATAAAGCGTTGGAACGACATAATAATGAAATGATCGAAGGAAAACACTTCATTAAGGGTGTAGACATTTTGTCCACTCCTTTTAAAGATGCTTCGATTCAGCCTAACTCTTTTCTTTTCACAAAGCGTGGCATCGTTCGTCTTGGTTTCTTTATCAAGAGTAAACAAGCTATTTTGTTTCGCGATTGGGCGGAGGAAGTTGTTATCCAAAGGTTGGAGAATAATGCGACTGTTTCACAAACAGTTCTTGCTTTGGATGTTCCAAAGAAAACAAAGCACAATCGGCTTACGCAGGAACGTATGATAAGTATTTTGGCGGATATAGCTAAGATAGATGATAAAGAGATTCGTTTACGTTTAATCTCAAAATTGGGTGTGTAATGATTGGGTATAAAAATACAAACAATAAGTTACAGCTTCGCCAAGAAGTTGTTGAGAAAGAAGATTACGAAGTAGAAGATCTTATAAAAATGAAAGGTGTACAAATGGCACATCAAGTACTGCTGGAATATTTTTCTGAGAGTGCCTATCCACTTATGATAAATGAAAATAGAGATGAGTTTTTTATGAAAAAACTTCGTAAAATAAGGGAACGATATTTTGAATCAATATAATTAATATAGCCACTCAACACGAGTGGCTTTTATTATTTTATGGTCTTTACGTTTCCATATTCATCAACTGCAATAGTGATTGTGCTTGCACCTTTTTTTGTAGCAGCACTACCTCCCCAAATTAATAACCATAAAAAACAAGTAACTAAAGTTAATAACAAATGTAAAATATGATTTGTTTTTTGCTTTTCTCTATGTAAAGTACAAATAAAATTAACTTCATCTTTATCTATAACCTTATATCCTTTTTTTACATATTCTCTAATAGCTTTTGCGAAAATGACCGCTCTTTGTTGATTATTCATAAGTGTTTTGAAATTTGATTATCTTAAACAAAGATATTATTTTTGTACTATGACTGCAAGACAACAACGCTTAAATATCCGTAATCAACAAATCAGATCAGATTTTGACCGTGTGGTAGAGAAAAACCCACAATGGCGTGTTGATGCGTGTATTACTGCTATTGCAGATAAATGGTTCTTGTCTGAACGAACAATAGAAGCAATTTTAAGGAATGAAGGTTGCTATGCAACACGTTAGTATAAAAGGTATTTAAACACTGTTTAAATACCTTTTTTATTTGAAAAATTCTTACTTCGTTTTTTTAATATTTCTATTTCTTGATTCGTCATACCAGCGGCATAAATTGTTTCAGGAAATACCTTGCCAGTTATACCTGGATTGTTTTTAAATTTATCATTTTCAATTTCCGTTGGTAAATCTTTCTCATTTGTTGGTTCGTCATCTGTACGTTCAGTATCACATCTACAACCCCAATCGTTAGGTGGAAAGTTTTTTACCCAAAACGGATGATCTATTGGTAAAACTTTACCGTGCCATGCTCTATGTTTATCACGTACACGGTTATCACCTACAGTCAAATATCTAAGATTTGGATATAGATGTTTTGTCCGTTCTACATCTTTCCATTTTTCAGCTGCATTAGCTGCAGCAATAGTTTGATGATATTCAGTTTTTAAATATTTTACGTTATAGGAAGTGTTAACCTTTACTGCTTCTTTTTTAAATTCCTCCCATGATCTTAATCCACCTTTGTTGTTAATTAATAAATCAGTTAAAATTTGATTAAAGGAATGCTCCTTAAAGTGGGAAAAAGCCGCAATGTTTTCTTTTAATGCTTTAACTAAATCTTTATCATAAAATTCAACTTCAGGAGTATAACTAATATCTATAGCTTCAGAAAGGGTGTCGTAATATTGATCAACTACTTCTTCACGAACTTCCTTAGGAACTTTATGTTTTTTAAATAATAAGTCAATATACTTATCGATTAGCCTGTTGAACGATTTAGGCAACCACGAAGATGATAATTCAATATGATCTTGATTGCAGCAATGTGTTCTATAATGAAGTTCAATCAGGCTTAAAGCTTTCCCGCTGAGTTAGTAATATTTTGTTGTGGCATAGATTCAATTTCACAACCATAAACACTTTCTAAGTAATCTTTTTTCAATATATAACCATGGCTTAATAATACGCCATCAATTGTGATTTGCTCCGAACTATCTTTAGTCTGCTCAACCGTTATTTTTGCATTCTCTGGAATCTTATATCCTAGATTACGCATTGCCGGTACAACTACATCATTTAAGAAAGCTAGCATTTTCTTTTCATCGGCATAAACTAATTCTTTCAATGTATTTTCGTGTACATTCCCTTGAGCCTTGCTTGCTCCGTTTTCCGTTGTCATTGTTTGGTGAACAATTAACTTAGATAGCTCCGCATCTAAAGCTTGTATTTTTTGAAAGAAAACATTGAAGGCGTCAGCTTTAGAATTTTCTTTGATGTCCACTTCTGTTCCGATTGGAAAAACCCCATAAGCTGCAGAGCCCATTTGTTCTAACCAATCGGCAACTTCATTTTTGACAACTTCAGATTGTGAAGCAATTTTTGCTATGCGAATAGGTACACCAAATAATTCTTCAAACTCATCCCATGAACCCCACGAGTGGCGTTTTAAAATCGTATAAGGTGCGGCTTTTTCTAATAGTCCAACATTGTCATAAAATTGTGCATACCAAAGAATATCTTTTAATTCTCTAAAATCAATTCCTGTAACCGCATCATAATCGTGTTTTAAACAATGTTTTTCTGGTACTACCAAACCACGAGGTATTAATTCAACTTCTAGGATCTCTCCTTTTTTCCATTCCTTTACCCATAATAATGAATGGCCACGATATACCGAGTTGAAAGCATTTTCCAACACAAACTCAAACCAAGATTTACTTTCGATGTACTCTGTTAATTTATCATCCTTTACACCTCCAATTGAAAACACATAGCTTTTATTGGTAGTTCTAAGCATGCGGTTTCCAGTAACACCTGTAAGATGTCCATCCATCATCACATCGTCATAAACTTCATCTAAAAAGTGCGTATTTGGAATCTCAACATTGTAACGTGCGAAACGTCCAGCTTGCCAATCGTTAATTTCTTTTCGCCACAAACGTTTACTGCGTTTAATGACATCAACCATTAGTTTTGTTACTTTTTCGACATTGTGAGCGTCAGAACCTGATAGTCGAACTTTTGTTAAGGCATTACCGCCAAATGTTATATTGGATGATTGATTGATTAATTGTTTCATAGTCCTATTCTTGATTTTACATAGCGTCCGAATTTGTCTGTAATTTTTCGGTCTAAGTATTTTGATTTACCCATAAATTGACGTTTGGGCATTCGTTTTAATCCTTCGTTATGCCGTTGTGCATATCTTTTGTAAGTAAAGAATACAACTGCATTTCCTTGTTTTCGTGCTCTGAATGAATTTCGCAATTTGTCGCCACCTGTTGCATGTCCTGTTAATATTGGACGATCTTGTATCATTCGTCCATATTTATTCAAACTGCCAGCACGTCCAACTCGATTGGTTCTGTAGCGTGTTTTATCACGTCCTTTGCTATCAGTTGTTTTGCGTTGTTCCCATTTTTCTAAACCAGTATCATTAAATCCTTCATCTTGAAAATTCTTTCGGATAAAGTTTGTTCCTTCAACTTCAATAATATCGGTTAAATCACTTTTGAGATTGTTCGCAAATGAATTGAGTTTATTTTGTAAGTCTTGAAGGATTCGCATTAGAAATGATTTCGATATGATTTACGAGAACCTATACGCATAAATGGTTTAGGTTCTTCTGTTCCTTCCTCAACTTTCGGTGGTAAATCAGCATCTATTTTACCTGTCGAAACTTTGTCTAACCAACCAATTGCTTCATCATAATCTAATTTCAAAACTTCATCAAGTCGAGTTGCTCTAATTTTATGAATTTCATAAATAACAATGTCCTTCAGGTATTTTAAAATCATCTTCGAACGATTGTCACCTGTTGCATTGAAAATCTTATCTGTATCGTAATATTTGAACAAATACGATTTCATAATATCAATACTTTCATTGATGATTTGATTAACCGTATCATCATCGCTGTTGGTAATCAGTTCAACTACTGGAGCTGTACGAACTGTTTTTAATTCATCTATTTCTAAAAACATAGTTATGTTGTTATGGTTAATTTTCTTTTATGTGGATATTGGTTGTTTAATTTTCGATAGATCATCGTTTTGAAAGAAATTACATAACTCATTATTCCACTTTCAGACTGTTCTAAAGTTTCATCACTTATAAGATGTAATTCTTTGAATTGTTCACCTTTTAAAAATTGAAGCTTTTCAGCAATTTCATCAATGATATCAATTTCAGTTAAACCAAAATTTGGATCAGTTGTTTTTTGATGCTGATCCATCCAACCATCTTTACAATAAAATAGAATATCAATATTTACTTGACCTTCTTGATTTTGCTCTGTCATACATTCCCAATCAATTTTATTGATACGAATCAATGCACCTGTAAAAATGTTAGGCAACTTGTTATTTTCAAATTGTGCTCTGTATAAATCGACAATTTCCAATGCTGGTATAGTTTGTAATTGACCTAAAACAGTTACAAATAGTTCTTTTCTTGGTGTCATACTCTTCTGCGTTTTTTACGTCCGATTGTTGGTTTTGAACTTTCTTGATTATCTTTTGTAAATCCAAAAAACATTTGACTAAGTGTAATTCCTCTTTCTAAAGTATCGGGTGCGTCATCATTATTAGTAGTTCCTTTCTCAAAGGCTAAAACTTGTTTCATAAACTCTTTGTATTGTTTATCTTCAGCTAAGTTTTTATCCCAAGTCAAAATTTTACGAAACAAAGCATTTGTTACACCTGTTGCAATACGATTATGTTTATCACCTTCTTGATGCATTGGCATTGGTATATAAGCGCATTTTGCATCTTCAGCAGCTTGTAAAATAATTGGAGTGAAAACAACTTGTTGTGCTGCTGTTGCATCATAGAATCCCATAATGGTATAACCTTTTTTAATCCATTGTTTAACCCAATCAAAATGAACATCCATTGCTGTGTTTACTTCGCAACGTTCACAGAATACTGCTAATACAGTTATATCAATTCCTTGTACACCAAGTAAAACACCTGCTTTAAAATCTCCTGTTCTTGAATATGATAAATCCCAATGCGCTAATAAACCATCCCAAACTTCATCATCATGGACAGTTCTTTGAATGATTGCTTCAGCTTTAAATAATTTACCTTCTTCAATTGGGTTATTAAAATCTTCACGTTGCGATGTATAATAATCATCAGCTTTGATAATACGAATGACATCTTCTTTGGTATCACGCTCAGGGAAACTTGGTTCCCAGTCGATGTCCATATAATTGTCTTTTGTGATATTTTTAGTCGCAAGATTTGTAATTGATTCTTCGAAGTTTGGATCATCTTTCCAACGTTCTTTTAAAAAGTCTAAAATCCCATCTTTCACGATGTAATTATTATTGACTATAACCCTTCCACGTTTTCGATGTAAAGCTTTTACGAGATCACCTGTGATTTTTTCGCCATACTTTCTAACCATGTCAGGATTCTGGGCACGTTCTCTATCTTCAATATCATCAAGAATTGCAAGGTCTGGACGATTAGCTCCAAAGCGTAAACCTCTAAACTTTTGATTTAAACCTAATGCTTTGAAGTGTTTGTTATCGGTTGTTTCAAAATCACCATCAGACCAGTCGCCATAACTTAATTGTAAACCAAAATCTTTAATGTATAATTGATTACTTTCTAAATGACATTGCAAATCACTTAAAAGGATTTTTCCTAAATCTAAGTTTGCACCAATAAGAATTGGAAAGAAAATTAAATTATTCTCTTTTAAATGCGTGATGTTTCCAATGTTAGATTGAATAGATTTTCCAGCACCACGAAACTTTTTCCGCATTTGTTTAATGTAAGGATTGTTGTAAGTACTGATATAATCCTTAATATGAAACTGTGGTGTTTTTGCATCACCTAACGAAAGTAATTCATTTCCAATACCAAAATAATAATCGAAAAATTCGCCGTAATTATTAGGTTTAAGTAAATGTTTGATTCGTTTTTCTTGTTCTTCTTCTGTTTCTTTAATCAATTTTTCAGAAGTGATTTCACGTATCAATTTACTTTTTTGGAAATACTTTTCCTTTGCTGCTTTTAATTCTGCTTTAGTCATTTTCCGATAGTAATTTTGTGATATATTTATCGAAATATGGACGCATAACTTTAAGATTATTTAAAGTTTCTTCACGTTTTTTACCTGTTGATTGTCCAGCTACAAGCATCATATCATCGGCGAATTCGTCAAAAGTTTCCATTGCATTAACAACTTTCTTTTTATAATCATCCATACGATCCCATGCAGCAACAACTTTAGATAAATCATCAGCTTTGTAGCGTGGAGTTATTCCATTTTTAACATCAAGTACATACTGGAGAATCATTTTTTTAATCTCAGAAGGTTTGATCGAGCTAATATCTTTTTCTTCTTCCCAGTTATCAAGTTCTTTCCAGTTGCGTAAAGTCTTTTCTCCAACACCAATAATTTCACTAATGTTAAGTAAGGCTAACCCAAGAACGTAAAGTTTTTTCGCTTCCGAACGTTTATAATCACGTTCAGCAGATGTCATTCTACCTCCTTTATTTGTCTTTGTACTCGCCATCTACGTTTAATTTACCTTCGTCCGTGAATTTTATATTTTTAACTTCAACACCATCGTATTGAAGGTTCTTTTTTGCTTCGATTAGGACATCCATATAATTGTCATCGTTGATCATTTGTTCTATGCCAACTCCCAATTCTGGAAACTCTTTAAACTCTCCTTTAAATGCTTTTAAAATGTGTTTAATGTGTTGTTTATCGCTAATACCAATAGCGAAGTCTCCATCCTCAAATTCTAAATCTTCATCTATTAATATGTCTATCATATCACAAATGTCGAAAGCTTAGGTCGGTTACAGAATTTCGTAAACAATGGTTGTAGTAAAATGATACAACCATTGTAACAAATCGCTACAATGGTTGTTTTGCTTTTTTCATATCGCTAAAATCCGACTGAAATTTGCTTCGAAAGGTTAAGAAATGAACAAACATACTTTTATAGTTAATACAGAAAATGTCAACGAATATGGTTATCGAATTTTAACCGATGGAATTGACATTGAACAGTATGAAAAGAATCCGATTGTCTTATATGGACATCGACGTGCATTGGATGATCCATCCAAAGTTATAGGACGTGCGAAACTTCGTAAAGAGAATAACATTTTGTATGCAGATGTAGAGTTTGACTTAGAATCTGAATTTGCAAAAGAAGTCGCAGGAAAAGTAGAACGTGATTATATCAGAATGTGTTCTTTATATGCAGATATCATAGAATCAACAATAGATTCGGAGTATTTACTTCCAAATCAAAAATACGAAACAATACTAAAATGTAAGATGATTGAATTGTCAATTGTCGATGTTGGCGGTAATGATGAAGCGTTGAAGCTTTCACGAAATGGCGCTCCAATTAAATTAAGAAAAGTTAATAACGAAAATCAAATAGATCAAAACATGGATAAAAAGTTTATAGCTCTAGCAATGGGGTTACCAACCGATGCGAGCGACAATCAAATTACTGAAGGTATTGCAAAACTTCAGAAAGATAAAAAAGATGCCGATGATCGTGCAACAAAAGCTGAAGCTGAGTTAAACAAAATCAAAGATGCAGAAGCTGAAAGTATCATTACGGAAGCTGTAGAATTAGGTTTAGTTCCTGAAACATTAAAAGCAAGTAATCTAAATTCTTTAAAGTTAAATTTCGCAGAGCAAAAGCCAATTTTTGTAAAAGCAATTGCAGATAAAAAAGCGGAATTATCGAAGGATGATAAGCAATCAACAGTTTCAACAATTGTTTTAGGTGCTGATAAATCGAAAAACAAAAACACTACTGACAATGAGCATTGTTACGATTACTTGCAAAAGCATGATCCTGTAGAATTGTCAAGAATTCATAAAGAAGAGCCTGCGAAATATGCAGAATTAGCAAAGGCTTACGGCGAAGGAAAACGATACATTAAAAATTAAAATCTCCCCATACAAAAATGAAAAAATTATCATTCAAGGCATTAGCAATTAATGTATTGTTAGCCTGTTTAGTATCTTTTATAATTGCTCCAGCTTTAGGTTTACCGATGGTTCCTATTGCCTTAGGTATTGTTGCGCTATCTACTTCTGTAGGTTATTTTGCGCCAAACTTTATGAAAGGTAAAATGGCAGTTGGTTTACAACAAGAAGTTTGGGTAGCAGGAATTAAAGAAAACCCTGTGCCTGATATGTCGTTTGTGAACGAATCGACAGATATGTCAGAATATGTAGATAACGATAAATTACATTTAGCCGAGGCAGGTGTGGAACCACAAGTTTTCGAAGATTATTTTGCATCATCTGATGATCCATTACCAGTAGAAGCTGTAGCTGACATTCCAAACGAAGTTGTATTACATACCTATTCAACAGCACAAACACGTCACCGTGATTTGCAAGAAGTTGAATTGAATTACAATCGTCGTCAATCAGTGATTAATCGTCACAAAGTATCATTGGATAAAAACTTAGCGCTTCGTGCTGCTTTCCAATGGGCACCACAAGCAGATGGTAATAAAAATGCTGTAAAAGTATTAGGTGCAGATGGTAAAATCATTGACGCTGTAATTGATTTAGCTGCATTTTATCGTTCTGAAGATATTTATGAAAATATGAATATCTGTTTCACACCTGAACATATGGCGAAACTTCAAAAAGAAGATTACAAGTTGTTTAAACAGGTTTTAGCAGGTGAAACTTTATATGGTTTCAAAGTTCATCAATATTCTAAAAATCCGTTTTACACAGCGGCTGGTGTTAAAAAACCATTCGGAGCTGTTCCTGATCCGACAGATGTTCGTGGAACATTTACATGGGTAAAAGATGAAGTGTTCCGTTGTTTTGGTAATGTTAATTTATATTCAAACATTAAAGATTCAGGAACTCAATCTGATACGTTGTCATTTGCTCAGCGTGCATTGGTAGGTAAAATTCGTGCTAACTCACCTAAATATTCAGGTGCAATTATCTAAGATTATGACTTCACAAGAAAAAGCACAAAATTACTTTGAGAACAACCCTTCGATAGAAGAGTTGTTCTCTACCTCAGATAAAACGTTGTTTTTACGAAAAATAGACGCTTTTAATCATGCGAAAACTTTAGATGATCAAAATGTAGAAGAGCACGAAAATTCAAAACAATCTATTAAACAAGTAATTGTACCGAAAGGATTATTAGATCTTTCAGTTGCTGAGATTGTAAAAGGTTTAGATGATTATACAAAGGATGAAATCTATAGCTATTTAGAAACTGAGAAAAAAGACAAAAAAAGAGTTTCGTTAATTAAAGCTTTTGAAGCGCAATTAGCAAAATTCGATAACCAAAAGGTAGGAAATTCTTTAGTTGAAGATGATTCAACTGATGATGTAAAAGATGATTCGTCAACAGGTGAACCATCACAAGAAGAAAACAACGATAACAAAACAGAATAATGGGTTTACCAAAAATTACTTTTAATATTTTGAACGGTGGTCTGAACTACTCAACGGGAGTAGTTCAGAAAATCCCAGCATTGATTGTTACAGGTGTAACCGTAGCACAAAAAGTAACAATTGGGCAATCATATCAAGTGTTTTCATTAAAAGATGCAGAAACATTAGGAATTACAGAAGCTGAGAATCCATTTGCATATAAACATATTAAAGCCTTTTACGATGTAGCAGGCTCAGGTATTGAATTGTGGTTGATGTTAGTTTCTGATGCAACAACTTTAACTCAAATAACAGATAAAACGCAACAATATGCATCCAAATTAATTGCAGATGCTAAAGGTAAAGTTCGTGTTTTAGGTTTGGTTAAAAAATCAACTGGAGCTGAAGAAATCGAAAATGGATTAGATGCAGATGTTACAACTGCTGTGATTAATCTACAAGCTTTAGCTGATGAATGTGCTGATAAATATATGCCTTTCCGTGCTATTATTTCAGGAAACGCTTTTAGTGGAACTGTTGCCGAATTGAAAGATTATAAAGAAACAGATTTTAATCGAGTTCATTTATTAATCTCAAATAATGACGGTTCAAAAGAAGCATCAATCGGTTTAGAGTTAGGTCGATTAGCATCAATTCCTGCACAGCGTTCTGTTGCTCGTGTAAAAGATGGTGCAATTGAACCTTTGAAGGCATACTTCACAAATGGTCAAGCTGTTGAAACGTTGGCTAACGCAATGGAGGCTATTCATGCAAAAGGTTATACGTTCTTACGTTCGTTTGCTGGACGTTCAGGTTATTATTTTTCAGATGATCAAACATTGACAAAAGACACGGACGATTTTAAAACTTTAGCCAATGGCTTTGTAATGGATGAAGCTGTTTTGATTGCTTATGATACGTTAATCGAAGAATTAAGCGATGAAGTTCCATTGACTGAAACTGGAAATATTCATCCTGCGTTAATCAAATCTTGGCAAAATAATATCGAAGAAAACATCACGTCTTTGATGATTTCGCAAGGAAAATTATCGGGTGTAAAATGTGAGATTGATACCAATCAAAACATTGTGAGTACAGGTGTAATGAATGTTATTATCAAATTATTACCTGTAGGTTATGCAAAAGAAATTGAAGTACAAATCGGGTTTACCACAACTTTAGAATAATATGGCAGATTTTAGTAGTAATGAATATAGTTGGTGCGAAATGACCATCGATTGGGGTGGTCGAATCATTGATGGTATCACCGAAATTGAGTATACAAAAAAACAGGAAAAAGGTTCATTGTATGGTCGTGGTTGTGATCCTCATAAAATCATAAGAGGAAACAAATCTTATGAAGGTAAAGTTTCAATATGGCAATCAGAATTAGAAGCCATGACAAGAGATGCGCCTGATAAAGATATTTTAAAATTAAATTTTTCTGTCGGGGTAAGCTATGTTCCACATGATGGAGGTCAAATAGTTCGTGATACATTAATTTCTGTTGAGTTTACAGAAGTCAAAAAAGGTATGAAACAAGGTGATATGAATATGATTGTTGAATTACCAATCATTTTTACTCGCGTCAAAAATCAACAATAATCCTCATAATTCTTTTATAGAAGAAACTCACTTTGCTAAGTGCGGTGAGTTTCTTTATTAATCAAGCTTTAAACAGCATTTAAAAACCTTTTAAAAACAAATCAAAATGTCAAAAAATAGAGTTACTCCAGAGCAAATTCAGGAATGGAAAGAAAAACATGGTGATTTATTCGAATTACCAATTGAAGATAAAACATTGTACTTGCGTTCACCAAAAATGATTGATTTTAAAGCTGCAATGTCATCTTTATTAAAAGGCGGTGAAGTTGGATATACTGAAACTTTAAGTAAATTATTGGTTGTTGGTGGTGATGTTGAAATTCTTACAAATGATGATTATTTCGGGGTTATTCAACGTGAGATGCAATCGTTAATGAATTTCGATGATCCTGAAATTGAAATTCTTTCAAATGGACAACGTCGTTTTATTATCAACGAAAAAGAAGTTATTGTTCGTAAGCCAACTCGTGAAGATTTACGAAAAGCAGATCAACAAAACCCAAGTAATAAACCATTTATTACACAAGAAAAATTATTCGATTTAATTAAAATAAAAGCAGACGATATCTTTTCTGATAAAGATAATGCTGAGGTTAGATTTCAATTGTATAAAGGAATTGAGTTGATTCAAAAAGAAAAGTTTGGTCAACTAAAAAAGCTTTAGACGATGCGATAATTGACCGTAACGACGCATCGGCTCTTAATTACGGAAACAATTTAGATATAAGGCTACTAAATGCCTATCTACGATATTATATGAACTGTCCATTGCCAGAAAGGTTATCAGATAAAGATTGGGCAGAACGTATTCAAGAATTACATTATATCAGAGAATCTGAAAAGAACGCAAACAAATAATTTATGAACGCTTACGAATTTATTATACGACTTAGAGATCAAGCAACTGGTGGTTTACGCCAGTTAGCAGCATCTGTTGGTGTAACTCGTAATCGTGTACGTGATTTAGATGCTGATATGCTTAAAATGAACAGAACTACTGGTTTGTTAGGAATTGGTTTGAGTGCATTAAAAGGTGCGTTTTTAGGTTTAGTGGCTGGTGTGTCTTTAATGGCGTTAACCAACCAAATTATTGATGCACGGTCTGAATATGAAAAATTTCAAGCCGTGCTCAGTAATTCATTCCAAAGTGCTGAAGTTGGTCAAGCCGCACTCAATATGCTTACACAATTTGCAGAGAAAACGCCTTATCAATTAAATGAATTAACAGGTGCTTTTATCAAATTGGTTAATCGTGGATTTAATCCAACGTATGAACAATTAACAAATCTTGGAGATTTAGCCAGTTCACAAGGAAAATCATTTGATCAATTAACAGAAGCGATTTTGGATGCCGAAAGTGCGGAGTTTGAACGGTTAAAAGAATTTGGGATTAAAGCTTCAAAAGCTGGTGATCAAATTACTCTATCATTTAAAGGAACAACCAAAACAGTGCAAAATAACGCAAGTGCAATTCGTAATGCCATTTTAGAATATGGTAAAATGAAAGGTGTTGCAGATTCAATGGATGTTATTTCAAAAACATTAGGAGGGAAAATCTCAAATCTTGGAGATAAGTTTTGGGGACTTCTTGTTGCAATGGGTGGTTTTTCAAGTCCTATTTTCGATAGTGTATTTGAAGGAATGGGACAAGCTTTAGATTTTATGTTGTATGCTTTGCCTTACGTGGCACAGTGGTTTTCAATTCTATGGCAAAGTTTATCACCATTAGTAAGTTCTATTTGGGAGTTTATTACTGCTGCATTTTCATTTGGAGAAGCAGGAAATTGGATAGAAACATTCGGGAATATAATGTCAAGTGTTTTATTAGTTGTTGATTGGTTTTCTCAAGGGTTTATATTCTTAATGGGGTTAATACAACCATTTGCTACAGAAATAGGAATATTAACTGCTGCCTGGGCATTATTTAACCTAATGGTTGCTATTTCTCCAATTGGATGGATAGTTATTGGGATTGTAGCTCTTATTACTGTTATCGGTATGGCAATAAAATATACTGATGGTTGGGGAAAATCTTGGGAAGCGATTTCAAAGATTTTTAAAGCAGTTTGGTCGCAAATAAAATCTGATTTCAATTTAGGTGTTGAAGCATTTAAAACAGGTTTTAAATTAATGGTACTTCATGCAGAAAATGCGGCGCAATCAATTATTGGAAAATTTGTCAATCTTGGTAAAGCTATCGAAATGGCTTTGGCTGGTGATTTTGAAGGTGCGATGTCAAAAGCATTTGAAAAAGTCAGAACAAAAGCTGAAGGTGAAATACAGAAAACATTAAATGAATTTTCGAAAGTTCAAAAACAAAATAAAACAGATCAAGTCAATACTACTAAAGCTATTATTGATGCTTCGAAAGATTTAGGTATCACTATAGATACAGAGGGAATTAAAAAAGACTTCAATAAGAAAAAGGATCAGTTTTCTAATCTTGGGCAAACAGATAAATCAACATCAGCTTATGATGCTTATGCATCTACAGGAGGAGATAACAAATTAGGCACAGGGCAAGCAACTAATAAGGGTGGTTCTGTTGATAGTAAAAATAAAACAAAAGATGGTATTGTTTCAGGAGGTTCTAAGCAAACTAATTTTTATATCAATATAGATTCAGTTGGTAAAGAAATAACAATCAATGTAGATAAGACAGAAACTGGTGTGTCAACATTAGGTGACAAAGTACGTGAAGAATTATTACGTGTAATCAATTCAGTGAACCAAATTCAAACAAGCTAATTATGGATTTTGATTTTAAAGAGTTAATCGCAAAACCAATAGATTATGTTGGTCCGCCTTTTCCAAAATGGTGGGGAAACAATAAAACAAAATTTGTTTTACCTGATTTATTAGGAGTTAATCGTAATCAATTATTAGGTGGTCAATATTTTCAAACATTAGAGTTGCAATATAATGGCGAAAACTATTTGTTTCCAAATGAACCTTTAATCGGTTTAACTGTTGCAAAAACAATCGTGTCAACAGCAACAGTTGGTAAGTATCGTAAAGGCACAGTTGATGAATATATCTGTACAGAAGATTATCAAATCTCAATTCGTGGTTTGTGTTTTTCTGAAGATATGGAAACTTATCCAGCAGATCAAGTTGCCATGTTAAATGAATTATTTGAAATCAATGATAGTTTAGAGATTTTAAACAATCCTTTTTTAGAGTTATTTGGTATTAGAAAAATAACCTTGTTAGAAATATATTTTGATGAAATGCAAGGCGAACAAGGGTTACAACGGTATACAATTCGTGCGAAAAGTTCACAAGATTTTTATGCAGAATTAGACGAAAATTATCAATCCATACAAAATTTATTAAGCTGATGTTATTTGTTTTAAAATCTACAGTAAAAATTGCCGCATATAGTTTTAATGCAGTTACAAGTGTTGAGATTACAAAATCGGTTGATGAATTAACAGATACAGCCATTATAACAATGCCAGCACAGTTTAAAGTTCGTCAAAATGGGACGTTAATGTTTACAGATGAAGCAATAAAAGTTGGAGATCCTGTAACGATAACTTTAGGTTATGAAAGGTATTATAACGGTGTTGAGTTTCGTGGTTATGTATCAAAGGTAAATCCAAAAATACCAATTGAAATTCATTGCGAAGACGCAACATGGTTACTGAAGCGTAAGAATATTAATAAAGCTTGGAATCAACCAGTACAATTGAAAGAAATTTTGCATGAAGTTGTGAAAGATACTTCAATCAAATTGGCAGCTAATGTTCCAGAAATGAAGATTGATAAGTTTATCATTCAAAATGCAAATGCAAATCAAGTTTTGCAAACATTAAAGTCAGATTATGGATTATCAATCTATCTAAATGATAATGAAGAATTATATGTCGGTTTACAACAGTTGAATAACATTCATCAAGAAGTGGCGTATGACCTCAATTATAATTTGGTTGAAAATAATCTTGAATATAAAACTGAAGAATCACGAAAGATAAAAGTTCGATATACTTATATCGATAAAAAAAATAAAAAGAAAACAGTTGAGGTTGGTGATCCTGATGGTGAAGTGAGAACCTTTCATACGTCAGTAATTTCAGATGAAGCCAAATTGATAGAAATAGCAAAAGCTGAATTGATCAAACTCAAATATGAAGGTTTTAGTGGGAATGTAAAATCATTTTTAATTCCATTTGCAACTCGTGGAATGACTGCAAAATTGATAAATAAGCTTAAACCAAAGCAAGAAGGAAAGTATTTTATCAATAAAGTTGTAACAACATTTTCAGATCAAGGAGCAAGAAGACAAGCCTATATAACCAATAAACTATGAGTGTAGATAAAGATTTACAAGATGCTTTTAGAAATTTAACTAACCGTTCAGACGATACGTTTTCGGCTAAAGTTGAAAGTGTAGATAAAGCAAAAGGTGTTTGTGTTATAAATGATGGTTCATTAGAATATACAGATGTTCGCTTGTCTTCAATTATAGATGAAAATCAAAACAAAATTTACCTTTTCCCAAAAGAAGGAAGTTCTGTTTTGGTGTCGAAAATCAATAATGATATTCATGCACTTTACATAGAAGCCTACAGCGAAATCGAAGAATTCTATTTGAAAATAGATGATTCAGAATTCAATGTAGATCAATCAGGAATTCTGATAAAAAAAGGAGAAGAAAACCTCCAATTGTTAATGCTTGATTTAATCAAAGCAATCAAACAAATGAAATTTACAACCAATACAGGTTCGACAATTAAGCTGGTCAATATTCTTGATTTCGAAAATTTAGAACCTCGATTTAAACATCTTTTAAAAGATCATTAAAAACAGATTTATATGCCTTTAAACGAACAAAGATTAGAAAATAAAATAGTTAATGTAATGGAGCAATGTCAGCAAGAAACTGATAATCCAAATCAATCATTGCAAAATTTTGCTCGCGAATTGGCAAAAGCAATTATAGAGGAATTAAAAGAAGCCGATGTGGTTGGAGTTTGCCCACCAAATGGCGGAGCATTAACACAAGGAAAAATACAATAGTATGAAAGAACTCATCGCACAACATTTATCTGAATTAGTTACTGGAATTATAGCTGTCGTTGTTGGTTGGATTGGAAAATCTAAAATGTCTAAGAAAGTTGAAGATGCAGAATTGACAAAGCATATTCAAGGCATTTATAAAGATATGATTGCTGATACTGATCGGATGATTGATAATAACACGAAGGAAATAACAGAACTGAAATTGAAGTTAGCAGAACAAGAAGCATATTGGCAAAAGAAAATTCAAGAAGTTGAGTCAAAATGGTCTAATAAATACAATACGATTCAACGTGAAAATAATGTGTTGAAAAAACGAATTTCTGAACTCGAAAAACATCCAAATGCAAATCAAAATCCTACATAACCAAACGCTTTTAGATATAAGCATTTATCTATTCGGAACTGCAATTGGTGCAATGTCATTAGCAATTGCGAATGATATTAGTTTAACAGACGATTTGGAAGTTGGAACAGTTTTGAAAGTTCCTAATAATACAGATTTTGGACAAAGGCTAATCGCTGAATATTTCCAAAACAAAGGATTAAAACCTGCAACAGGTATCACAACGATTGAGAAAGAAATAGAAACGCCAAGCGGTATTGATTACTGGGCAATTGAAGTAGATTTTGTAGTACAATAATTATGAGTGTAGAAAATTATCAAAGAGAAATGATTGTGGCAAAAGAAGCCAATAAAAGTTTAGAAGGTTTGACTTCTACATCCAAAACATCTATTTGGCGAATGATGTTGTACATCATGGCGTATTCTGTTGAACAAATTGCACAACTATTTACGTTACATCGTTCCGAAATAGATACCAAAATATCAACACAAAAAACACATCGTTTGCCTTGGATTCAATCTTTGTATTTGAATTTTCAATATGGCTTCGAATTAATCAAAGAAAAAGATTTGTTTGATAATACAGGTGCAACCGATGAAGAAATCGAAGCGTCTAAAATTATTAAATATTGTGCAGTTAACGAAAGTTCAACAGGTCGAGAAGTCATCGTAAAAATTGCCACCGAAAAAGATAATATTTTATCGCCTTTGGATGCTGATAAAATAGAAGCTATTTATGAATATACAAAGCGAGTAAAAGGAACAGGAATTCCTTATCGTATTATCAATTATTTACCTGACAGACTAAAATTAAACATTCGAATTATTCGTGATCCATTAGTCATTAATGCAAATGGAATGGATATTACAAGTGGTAAATATCCTGTACAAGAAGCCTTGCAGGAGTTTATGAAAGAATTGCCTTTTAATGGAGAATTACGCATACAGGATTTAGCAAATAAGTTGGAAGCTGTTACAGGTGTTAATTTGGTTTCGGTTGATTTGGCTCAGTCTTGTTGGATAAATGCAGCAGATAACGATTACGGTGATTGGACGACTATTGATGTGCGTCGAATTCCTGAAAGTGGTTATTACAAAATTGAAGATTTTAACGGAATTAGCTATGAAGTATAATATTGACTTTAACAAGCTCGTGGTTCTGTTGTTGCCAACCTTTTTACGTAAACCAAAAATCATTGCTTATTTACGTTCGGCAATTGCTCCAGTTATCAATATTCATTATGATTTTTTGCAACGGCGTTTGGAAGATCATTATAAGTTAGATCACAATTGGCAAGTTTGCTATTTAGCAGCTGTTTTAAACGATCGTTTTGATATTTCTGAAAGACGAATAAAGATTATCGAAGGCGATAAATACGAACGAAAATACATTTATACAGAAGGTGAGCAAAAGCCTAAATATTTAGGTACACTTTACATCCGCCCAAGTTCTGATTATGGTGATGATAGTTTTGATTTTACAATTGATATGAATGGCGTAAGTGCGAATATATATGATGTAGAAGCACAGGTAAAATTTTACAAGTTAGAAGCAACAAGATTTAACGTAATTAATTTAGGATAAATGAACAAAATAAATATACAACAAACGGGAGGTTTTCCTCTTGAAACAGATACACTTAATGCGATGCAAAATGCGTATGATATTTTTAATTCATTAGGAAATATCATTGCTCCATTAGCCATTATTAAAGGTTGCGAAATTTTAGGAAATAGCGTTGCAAATGGTGTGGTATATATCAATGGTGAAGTCGTAGAATTTCGTGGTGGACAAGCGGGCGCAACAGTTATTATTCGAGAAGAAACGCAAAACAAAAACTTTGAGAATGGCGAAAACAAATTAGTTTATCGTACACGTTATGCAACATTTGGATCAAGTGTACAAACAACGAATTATCCTTGGTCTGACTTTCATCGACCAAAAACATTACAACAATTAGAAGCCGAAAAAGCTGAAAAAGCAACTTTAGATAATATTGTAACACGTGTAAAAAAGCTCGAAGTTTTTGCACGTCCGTTTTCGAGTGGTTTTGGAGCGGTTTTATTTCTGCGTCCTGCTGCCGAAATTCCTGAAGGTTGGGAAGAAGTTACAGATTTGCGTGGTCGAATGCCAATCGGACAAAATCCTGACGATGCAAATTTATCATCAGTTTTAGAAAACTTCTTAGGAGGTTCAAAAACTAAACAAATATATAAGTCAAATTTACCAGCTGAAGGAATTGGATATAAAGATGCTTATTACATTGAAAATGCTACAACTGGCGGATTAGATGGAACTATTTACGTTGGTGAAAATAAGTTCGGTTCGAATAGATCTGATAATGATAATAACAGATTATTCTACAGAAATGCAACAACTGATAATCTTGGTAATGGTGTTGAGTTGGATGTAATGAATCCTTACCGCATCGTCATCTTCATTAAACCAAAACAATAACTATGGCGTTAGATAATAATACAGTATTAAATTACACAGACAAAACCACGATTAAAAATTGGTTTAAGACAGGTTTAAAACCAAAACAAGACCAATTTTGGGCTCAATTCGATTCTTATTGGCATAAGTCAGAAAGTTTACCAATTAGTTCTATTACTAATCTTGCTAATTTGTTAGATGGCAAAGCGGAAGAAAATCACGAGCATAATCAATATGCAACTAATGATGCAAGCTCTTTATCTCCTGAAAATATTGCAGTTTGGACTGATAAATTAAAGAATCATGAGCATTCTCAATATGCTAAAAATGATGCAAGTTCATTAACGCCAGAAGATATAGCTGCTTGGCGTTTAAAATTAGAAGTACAAGAAGGTGGAACAACAACTGAAGATATAACATCCGATTATAAATTGGGTGGTGTTAATGTTGCAGATGTTATCCCTTCAGGAACTAATACGCAAAAATTAGCTGAATTTTTATTGAAAGGAACTTTTACACCTGAATTAATTGCTCCAACATTATCATTATCACAAAATGCAGGTGCTACACGTGAAATTGGCGAATCTGTACAAATTGTATTAACAGCCAACTTTAATCGTGGTGATATTAAAGGAGCTTTAGTTGGTAGCATTTGGAATGTTAATGGTTCGCAAGGTGCTCGTGCTGGTGTTGCAACCGCTTACAAATTTATGGGCGTAGCAAATGGAACGACTGCAAATAAAACCATTACACATGTTGTTGTAGCAAACACAAATTCGTTTACAACTGAAGTGAGTTATGGATTATCTACGATTCAACCAAAAAATAATAAAGGTGAAAATTTCGATGTTCCATTACCAGCAGGAAGTTTAACTGCTTCGGTAACGTTAACAGGACGTTATAAAATATTTTACGGACATAGCAATGTTTCTACACCTGCCCGTTCGTTACCACAAAATACTTGGGCAAATGTCAACGTATTTGATTTGGTTGCAACTATGGGATATAATTACTTTGAAATCTATGTACCTGCGACAAAAGAATTAGTATCTGTATTTGATTCAGATATTGGTAATGTAGATATTACTTCAGCTTATGTAGATAAAGGATTAATCACGGTAAATGATGCTGGCGGAAATGCTGTATCATACAGAAAATATCAAATGTTTCAAGCTAATCCGTATGATGATAAAAACCATACACACAAAGTAACTTTAAGAGGATAGAATTATGGCAACTATTATAGAACAGGGTGCACAGTTTCCATTTGGATTTAAAATGACTAATCCGATGTATAGTTGGGATGTGTACGCGGGTCCTTATGAGGATGAAGCTGATGCAATGGCTGTTTTTCCTACGGGATTAAGAAAAGTTGGACGTGCAATTGGTATTTATACCGATACAACTAAAAAAGCAGTAAAGATTTACAATTGGGAGAAAAATTCATCTGATGCTTGGGTCTTAAAACCACAAGCTGGAGAATACGAATTAACTTCGGCTAAAGTAATTACTGCTCTTGGTTACACACCAATGGCAACAACACATGCAGCCAATGGTGTTACAACCACTTTAATTGGAAATTGGAATACAGCATTTACTAATAACCATACTCATAGTAATAAATCTGTTTTAGATGCAACAACAGCATCTTATACAACGGCTGATAAAACTAAATTAGAAGGTTTAGTAAATTATGAATTGACATCTGCAAAGATTGTTTCTGCACTTGGTTACACACCAATGGCAACAACACATGCAGCTAATGGAGTTACAACCACTTTAATTGGAAATTGGAATACAGCGTTTACTAATAATCATACACATGCAAATAAGTCTGTTTTAGATGTAGTTACACAAGCTAAAGTTAATGCTTGGGATATGAAAATGGATAAAGTAACAACAGATGGTGATATTGTTAAAGTATTAGGTTTAGATGCTAATAATGAAGCTAAGAATGCTAAAGTTGTTGATGTGGTAGGGATATGGGATTCTGCAACGGCACCAACAGAACAAGAATTAATTGATAATTATGAGGGTTCACTATTTGTATACGCAGTAGCATTAACACCAGTAATTATGTATGTCAAAGCAGGAGCTAGTTGGCGAAAAGTTACCTTAACAAACATGTAAGTTATGGAAATGGTTAAGTTTTATGGTAGTTTAGGTAGACACGGTAAATTTCTGTGGAGATACCCCGATTTATCTACAATTCTTCTTGAAGTTTCTGGAACATCTTTTCCTGATACAAAAATTCAAGGTGAAGGAGGTAATAATCCATCTGATGTGGTGATTGATATTACTGTAGGAGAAGGAAATGAGATGTATGTTGATTTTGCTGATGGAACAGGTGAACATACATTTTTACCTAATTCAACAAGAGGAACTAAAATTTTGTACTCAGCTACTGCATTGCATTATTTTCAAGACGTACCTGAAAATATTAAAAATACTTATAATACTAGTTACGATATTAAAAGAGTAATAAAAATTAGATTCAAAGACCCTTCGAAAGTTACATACTTTAAAATGCATCATATAGGCGTTCATGGTAATTTTCCAAAAGCGTTAGGTACATACAACATTACTCAAGATATTGATATTTCTTCTAACAATTCTAAAAAATGGGATTCAGCACCAACTGCATTAAAAGGATTAAGAGTTAAATATTTGAGATTAAGTACTGCTTTTAAAGAGCAATTTGAAAGAATACCTGATTGGATTATTAATTCGGAAATAAAAGAGATATCATTAGTATCATCTTTTAATGCTAGACAAAAATTACCGAATGAAACTGCTATGGATAAGATTCATTTAATTAAGGGATTGTATTCTCTAAATTTTGTGTCTGTTGGTTTAGGTAATAACTCATTCGCTGATAATTTGAAATCAACATTATTATATAATGTTTTTTTACAGCATAATCAATTTAGTGTTGTTCCTGAAGCAATTTACAATGCGCTACAAATTGAATATTTAACATTAGGAAGTGGGTATTTAGAAAATTGGGGTACAGGCTTTAAATCAGGCTCAAAGCTTAATCGGTTAGGATATAGCCCTTCAAGTAATGTAAACTTTACAACTGAAGTTCCTAAAGGTTTAGAGAATTGTATTTTAATTAAAACTATAGAAAATTTAGGTTCTTACCGAACACAAGCAAGACTAGATGCTCATATCAATGCTTGGTATGATTTCATTGTTCTGAATGCATCAATAAGCGCTGGTAATACAAAATTTAGACAAATT